TGATATAGTGAGTTTTTAAGTGATTTAAACCGACGCTAAATTTACTGCTGTAAGTCCTTTAGGACCTTCTTGAGTTTCAAATGTTATTGCTTGACCTTCTACTAGGTCGTTCATACCTGCATCTCTTACTGCTGATGAATGTACAAAAATATCTTTACTTCCATCTTCTGGTGTAATGAATCCGTAACCTTTTACGCCATTAAACCATTTTACTTTTCCGTTACTCATAGTCTTTCTTTGTTTCCTTTTGTTTCATTTTAAATTGCTACTAAGAAACATAGCACAATTCAATATTGTACTATGTTCATTAAGTAGTCTGTTTATTTAGTTTATAGAGAGTTTTTTCTTTCTTGGATTTCTTTCCGTCTATTCTTAGACAACTTGCCTAAATTTCCTAAAGCCTTACGTGCCCTTGCCGCCGCGGCTTTGACATTTTTTGTTTCAAAAGATTCAGATTCTTTTAGGTAAGCCTCGTAGCTTGAAACAATTTCTTCATGGGTTGACATATTAAATTCTCCTTTGTTTTACTATTATGTATAGTTAACTATTAATAATTATATAGAAAGTGGTTTTAAGGCGCCTAATATGGCTATATATCCGTTATGCTATCTTTTTTGGCCGAAATATTCGAAGTAATTGGGTATTATGTGGTGTTCCCTTACTATAATTGTACGCACCAGCGCCACCTTCATGGCCATTTGGGTTGTAAGGACTTGAACTTTTTCCAGCCCAAGAATGCGTAACTGATCCACCAGCTGGGTTGTTTTCTGTAAGTGCATCAGCTAATAATCCAGCACCTTGATTGCCTCCAACAAATGACATTAGCTTTTTATCAGAGTCATTACTGTAAATAAAATTTACGTGTGAACTTGACCAGTAACACATATCTCCACATTTTGCTTCTGTAAAGTCTGTAATTTCTGTTGACTGGTAGTCAGCTTGTTTTGTATATAAATGTTTTGCAGTAGCACTTTGAATATAACGATAGCCTGCTTTCTTTAAAGTGAAATTGAGAAATCCCATACACCATGCAGTTTGATCAGTATACCATACATTTGCATTGACATATCCAAGATCCTTCCATATTCCTAAAATCTTTTGATTTTGAAATTGACCTTCAGTATCAGCAGTTCCGTCAGGTTTTTGATAAACGTGTTTATTACTAACAGCACCAAAGTATGGAAGAGCTTTAAAGCCGTGTTTGTTTTTCTTTGTTATTCTTGTAGGATGATATGTTATTCCTTTTTCTAACCATTCTCCTTTTGATGCTTCTAATAGATATTGATCTAAAATACCATCAAATGGATGACATAAGTCTTCGTGTGTTTTAGCTTCGGGTTTTTCTTGAACCGGTATAACTGCTTCTTCTGTATCAACTGTAGGAGTATGTTTTTCAGTTTGTTGTTCTTCTACAGTAACTTCGTCTGGTTCTTCAAATGGTATTTCTTCTTCATCAGGATACTGTGATTGATCGTATGGATCAGCAATATATACAAACACTTGAAGTTCCATTTTTTGTATAACAGCTGGTGGAACAATAACTATAGGATCTCCACTTGGATCGCCTGTGAATACATTAGGTGACCCTTGGTCAGTACTTGGTCCACAATGTGGTGGAATAGGACAAATAGCATCTGGATTAGCCGTATCGGCAGTATGATTTACTGTAAGAATATTATCAGCAAATACTTGGTTTGAATGAGCTATTAACCCACCCCCACCATGTGAATTGGGATCACCATCAACAGCTACTAGCAAATTATTAGCGAACACATCACTATTACCTGCTTGTTCTGTTACTGCCCCACAGACACGAGCATCTGTTATACGATGTACTGGTATTGTCATACTAGTATTTATTTAGGTGATGATGCCGGGTTTTGCTGGTAAATGTAGACTTGATGTTTGTTTGGTGTATGCTTCAGTAAATTCTGGTCTAGTTCGTACTATTAACGTAATAGCATCGTGCTTAATAACATATGAACTTTTAATATCAGCAGTAAACAAAAATTGCTGTAATCCTATGCCCTTATCACTAGCAACTAGTGTTAATGGAGTATTAAGTTTAATTTTAGTCTCGTCATCAGCTTCGACTTTTCCTACTAGTTCTTCACCAGACTTTAGTTTGACTGTAACAACATCATTTATTTTATACGGATTTTCAATTAACATTATGTATCGTGTCTTCCTAGGTCACAGTTTTCAAAATATTGTTGGAGTTCTTTATATCCTCCTATATACTTACCATGCAAAATAATTTGTGGAGCAGATTTCGGTTGCGCCATACCGTTTAGTTCAAATTCTTCAAATAGTTTTTCTACTGTTATATCTTTTCCAATTACTATTTCGTTGTATGGAATTTGGGTTTTATCTAATAATGCTTTTGCCTTAACGCAATAAGGACAATGTGGCTTACTATAAATTACTGACTGTGTCATAGTTTAAAATCTTTCAATGTATCTTCTTCGATGTCGTGTTTAATGCCACCGATGATATAGCTTTCTACTTCTGTTTCCTGCGGAGCAACTTGCATTGATCCACTTGATAACCAATGTTGTGTCCATGGTAAAGGATTTGTGTTCAACGGACGATCATATATTGCATCATACCCTAATCCTTTTAGTCTTCGATTAGCAATATATTCAACGTAAGCGTGTAGTAGATTTATATTTAAACCTATAATAGATCCATCTTTAAATAGATAATTAGTCCAGGCTTTTTCTTCTTCTACACAGGCTCGCCACATAGCATAAATTTCTTTTTCACATTCTTGAGCAACTGATTTCATTTCTGGATCGTCTTCACCTTTCATCCAATGCTTAAGAATATGGCTTGTAAGATTTAAATGTGTTGCTTCGTCTCTAGCAATTAATGAAATAATTTTAGCAGAGCCTTCCATCATTTTTAATTCACCAAATGCAAATGTACAAGCAAATGATACATAAAAACGAAGACCTTCTAAAATATTAACATTCATCATTGCAAGAAATAATTTCTTTTTAACATCACGCAACTTGCCTTTTTTATTATGGAAATAAAGATTTGCTGTATCTGTAAATTCGTCGTAGTGTTTAGTAACTGAAACTGCTCTTTTTAAAATTTCTTTATCATCTAAAATTTTATCTAATACTTCTGATGGGTTTGGATAGATGTTCTTCATAATGTGTGTATAAGAACGTGAATGGATTGTTTCAAAAAAGTCCCAAGTAACAATGCAACCTTCAAGTTCAGGTAAAGATACATAAGGCAAGAAAGCTAATGCTGGTCCTCTACCTTGTACACTATCTAGTAAGGTTTGATATTTTAAATTAGATGTGAAGATATGTTTTTGTTCGTCTCTAAAATTTGCATAGTCAGAACGATCTTTTTGTAAACTTACTTCTTCGGGTCGCCAAAAGTATCCTAGCATCGTTTGATTTAATTTATCAAACTCTGGATATCTAAAAACATCGTAACGTTGTGTGTTTTGGTCTTTACCAAAAAACATAAACTGTTTTGTATAATCGACTTTTTCTCTATTGAATACTGTTTTACCCATTCCTTCTATAATCCATAATTCTAGCGTCTATATGACGCAACTTTCACATTCGTCTTCTGTTTTTTTTGGTGTGGAATCTTTAATATCTACTTGAGGTTCAAATGAGTTAGGTGTGCTTTCAGAAACAACTTCAATAAGTTCTTTTTCGCCTTCATCAACTTTAAGGTCATACGTATTTTGATAGTAAGATGTTTTCCATCCTAGTTTATAAGTCATTAACATATCTTGTATCATTACGCTCATTGGCACTTCGTTGTTTTCAAAGTGCGTTGGGTTATAACTCCAATTACCGCTGATTGCTTGATCAAAGAATTTTTGCATAACAGCAACAATATTAATGTAGCCTTCGTTACTTGGCATATCCCATAATAGGGTATAATGATTTCTTAATGCTTGATACTGTGGAACAATCTGCTTAAGAGGCCCTTTTTTGGATTTTTTAATGGACAGGTATCCGCGAGGTGGCTCGATTCCATTTGTTGCATTCGACACAATGGAACTGCTTTCTGATGGCATTTGTGCCGACAAAGTGGAATGCCGTAAGCCGTGCTCTTTAATATCTCTGCGTAAACTATCCCAATCATATTTTAATGTAATACTGCAAACTTCGTCGAGATCTTTTTTGTAATGATCTATTGGCAGTTGTCCTTCTGCGTATTTAGTACGGTCGAAATACTCACACTTACCTTTTTCGGCCGCTAACTTATTAGACGCAGACAATAGATAATATTGAAATGCTTCTGTTAATTCGTGTACTTTTGTTAATGCTTTTCTATCAGAATATTTTACTTGATTCTTTGCTAGGTAATGTGCTAATCCTATATAGCCAACACCTAAAGATCTACGTGCTTTCGTGCTTATTTCAGCCGCTTTTACAGGGTAGCGTTGATAGTCTATAA